ACGATCGGCCAACTCGCCACGCTGAAAGTCGGCGGGGCGATCGCGCCCGGCGGCGTCGAGGGCTACTTCGCGACGTCCTCGGCGGCGGATCCGCGGGGCCTGATGTCCGCGCAGTACTCGACCGACGCGACCGCGGCCCGCATTCATCTACGCAAAGCACGCGGCACGGAAGCGGCGCCCACGACGATCGTGACCGGGGATGTGCTCGGGCGCGTGCGCTTCAGCGGCTACGACTCCGCGAATTACCTGCAGATGGCGTCGATCGATGTCCTCAGTACCGGGACGATCGCGGCGACGCGCGTGCCGACCTACATGGCCTTCTCGGTGGCGACCGATGCCGCGCCGAGCGTGCTCACCGAAGTCTTGCGCCTCACGCCGACGTTAATGACATCCAGCGTGCCGGGCACCTGGGCGGGGTTGCAGACCTTCAACGGCGGGTTGGCGCTGGCCGGCATTGTGGCCACCTCCGTCAACGGGATCGAGGTGCTCTCGACCGACGGGGGCGTTCTGGCAAATGACACGCTGGCGACGGCCGGTGTCCCGGTGCAGCAAAGCCCGCGACTGCGCGTCCGTGCGCATGTCTGGAATACCACGGCGACGGCGGCGGATAACACCCTCGATTGGTGGCTGGAGTCCGTGCCGATTAGCGGCGCCACGCCGAGCGGCCTCCTGAAGTTCGGCGTCTCGCTGAACGGCGCGGCGGCCACCTATCCACTCACGATCTCCAGTGCCGGCATCGTCGCGACCCTGTCGACGTTCACGCCGGGGTTCAACGTGTCCCTGCCGAACGGCTCCTCCTATACGTGGTCGAGCCGCTCCGCGATCGCCAGTCCGGCGAACGGGCAACTCAACCTCACGGTGCAAAACCTGGGGACGGGCATTGGCCTCGATATGGCGACCGACGGGATCCTGAAAGTGCGCACGCGCGCGCAGACGGGTAACGCGGCGCTCTGGTCGGGCGCGGATGCGATCGCGGTGACGTCCACCGATGGCCTCGTCGTCGCGAACGACACGCTCTCGACGGCCGGCGTCCCGGTGCAGCAGTCGCCGCGGCTTCGGTTCCGATCGCACGTCTGGAATACGACGGCGACGGCGGTCGACAACACGGATGACTGGGTCCTTGAATCGGTCCCGGTGAGCGGCACGACCCCGAGTGGACTGCTGAAGTTCGGGAGTTCGATCAACGGCGCCGCCGTCACCTATCCGGTGACGGTGTCCAGCGCGGGCAACGTGGGGGGCGTCTCGTTCAACGCGTCTTCGCAGGTGAACAGCCCGACGTTCCGGAGCAATGCGAATGGGACGCAGATCAATCTCGTGGCCGATGGCCAGGTGACATTGCGGAACAACGCGAACAGCGCCGGCGTCGGCTTGGATTTCGGGACGGATAGCGTGCTCAAAGTGCGTCCACGCTCACAGTCCGGCTACGCGACGGTTGACGCGCTCGGGTACTCGGTGAGCGGCGTCGCGGGCGCGAGTAAAGGCGCAGGACCCGTGACCTCGATCACCGTGGTCAACGGCATTGTGACGGCGATCAGCTAATGCCCAGCACCGTGATTGCGGGAAGCGGCACCACGACGCGCAGCGGCGTGGGGACGACGACCCTCGGCCAGCGCCCCTGGCTGCTGTTCTTTGGCGACAGCAAAACCGCCGGGAAGCTGTGGCCCGATCGGCTGCGTGAATCAGTGACGCCGCGCCCGTGGACGCTGCTGAACCAAGCCGTTGGCGGCACGAACGTGCTCTCGGTGACGTCGATCATCGCCACGATGTTGCTGGCCGTGCCCGCGATCGCGGAGACGCCGACGATCCTCCTGAACTGGGGGGTCAATGACATGGGGAACTACAGCACTAACGGCTATGGCGCGGCGACCTGGATCCCGGCGTACCTCGTGATTCTCGACGCGATTCGCGCCCGCTGGGCCACGGCGCCGATCTACGTGACGAAACCCTGGATGCGCACGATGAATGTCAACGCCGATTTCATGGCGGGCTGGGTCGATACGCTCGTGGCGTCCCGCGCGAACGTCTTCGTCGGCACCGACGAGCGGATCTACTACAAGGGATCGGACGACGGCGCGACGAACACGCTCGAAGGCGTGCATCCCTCGCCGGCGGGCGAGATCGCGATTGCGGCGGCGTGGAAGGTGGTGCTCGGATGGTGATTGCCACGACCCTCGGTGCGCTGGTCCAGGCCGAAGCCGCGCTCGGGCCGATCTGTGCCTTGAAGCTCTCCGCGAAGTCTGCGTACCACCTGAAGAAGCTGGCCCAGCTCGTGGCGATCGAGACGAAGCACTTCCACACGGAACGGGACGCGTTGATCCGTGATCTGGGGACGGCGACAGACGATGGGAGCTTCGTGATCGAGCCGAACACCGAGGCGTTTGCGTCCTTCGTGACGAAGGCGACTGAACTGGCCGCGGTGCCCGTGGAGATCCCCTGGGGACCGGTGACGCTGGAGATGCTCGGCGACTCACCCATCTCGGCGGGAGAGTTACTCGCGCTCGGGCCCTTGTTCGAGGATCGGGAGGCGGCGTCATGAGCGTGCGCTGGACCGGCCTCGCGGAATATAAGGCCGACCTCGCGCAGATGCCGGAAGCCTGCGCCGCGGAAGCCGGGCAACTCGTCGAAACGATCGGGACGGCGGTGAAAGAGGAGATCGCGCACGCCTATCCGAGGCTGACGGGGGATCTGGGGCGACAGACGACCGTCACCCCGCTCGTGAAGAAAGGCCTCGTCGTCAGCGTCGTGGTGAAGAACCCGTCGAAGCTCGCGGCGATTGTCGAGAACGGGAGTGAGGCGCGGCAGTACGTCACCGTCAACGGCGTGAAGCATCTCACCGGGCGCATGCCGGCACTGCATGTGTTCGTCCCGCGGATTGAACGCGCGCGTCGGACGTTGACCGAGCAGCTCACCGCGATGGTCCTCCGCCACGGGGCGACGAAGGTCACCGATGCCGGATAGCAGCGCGATCGATCAGGCGCTCATCGACAAGTTGGCCGCCGATGCCACGCTCACGGCGCTCATGCCCGGGGGCGTGTACGTGGATGAAGGGCCGGCGGGGCAGACGCAGTTCGTGATCGTCTCGCTCGCCGATGAGATCGACGAAGACACCTTCGGCGGCACGGCGTTCGAGGACGCGCTCTATCTGGTGAAAGCCGTCGAGCTGTCGACCGTGACCGTGAAGAACATCAAGGCCGCGGCCGCGCGGATTCAGGTCGTGCTGCACGACCAGGTCTTGACCGTCGCCGGCTACACGCCCATGGCGATGCACCGGGAATCGCGGATCCGGCTGACGGAAGTGGACGCGGTCGACAGTGCGATTCGCTGGAGTCATCGCGGCGGGCGCTATCGCGTCCAGCAAGCGCTGACGTAATTCGGAACACAAGGAGTTTCTCACATGCCGCTCGACACGCCGACCCTCCAACTGCAGCTCGTCTCCACCCTGACGGGCACGCCCGTGCAGGGCGGCACGCCGACGTTTCCGATCAACCTCGCCTGGGCGGCGCCGCTCGTCACGGGGATCGGGCTCGGGCAGGCCGACAAGATCTACGCGCCGGCGCAGATCACGCTCGCGCCGAGTGCCGGCCTGGACATCGACCTCGCCGGCGTCGTCCTCGATCCCTTCGGCCTCGCCTGCACGATGGTGAAGATCAAAGCGGTCCTCATCAAGGCGTCGGCGTTGAACGTGAACAACGTCAACCTGACCCGCCCGGCGGCGAACGGCGTGCCGTGGTTTCTGGCGGCCAGCGACGGGTTCGGCATCACGCCGGGCGAAATCTTCATGCGCGCCACGCCCGCGCTCGCCGGGCTGGGCACCGTGACGCCGGGCACCGGCGATCTCCTGCGCGTGGACAACAGCGGGGCGGGCACGAGCGTGATCTTCGACCTCGTCGTCATCGGGACGAGCGCGTAAGCACCGCCGACGGCCGACCGGGAACTCGATCCGAAAGGGCAGTGGAAGCACATGGCGATCAAATCAGGGCGCTACGGCACGATCAAATACGACCCGGCGGGCATCACGCCGGTCCTTCTCATCTCGCTCAACACCTGGAAGCTGAGCCTGAAAACGGCCTATGAGGACGTGACCTGCTTCGGCGACACCAACCTCGTGTTCGTGCCGGGGATGCGCGATTGCTCGGGCTCGCTGGGCGGGTTCTGGAATGCCTCGAACGTCAACCTCTTCCTGGCGACCGCGGCCGCGACGCCGGGCCTCCTGGAGCTCGCGCCGAATTCCACGGAGCCGACCTTCAAGTTCAGCGGGCTGGCGTACCTGGATGCCGACATCGACTGCAGCGCGAAGGGCGCCCCGAAGGTGACGTCGACGTTCAAGGCCGCCGGGCCCTGGGTCGAAGCGCCGTAGGACGTCGTGTTCGACCATCTCCGGATCCGCGGGACCGACGCCTCGATTTTGTGGGGCTATCGGCCCGCGGCCGTCCTGCGCGCCTGGCAGATTGGCCAGGTGCAGGGACAGTGGACGCTCCGCGGCACGCTCACGCGGGCGGATGCGTTCATGTGTCGGCAGACGCCGTTGCTCTTCACGGCCCCGCGCGAGGGGGCACACGACGGGTTCTGGGCTTGGGGCATCGAATCGATCGACGTCGTTAATTTGAAACTCGTCGCGCGGCTCGGGCCGCCGGAGCAATAG